ATCCTGACGTTGCTGGTGAACTTGCCGATCTGTCGCCGTCGAAGCAAATCCGCCGTATCGTCCAGATCGAGAAAGAAATGGGCGAGGAAGCAAAACCGAAGCCATCGAGCGCACCGAAACCGGCAACTCCGGTCAATTCTGGCGCGACGACTGGCACGAAAGACCCGGCAACGATGACTGACAAGGAATTTGCGGCATGGCGCCGCGAGCAGATCAAGAGTCGTAACGGGCGATAAAAGTAACGGGCTCACCGCCGAGAGGCGCCGGCCCACCAGTTAAACGCCGTGAGGCGCATCGAAAGGACAGACCATGGCTAACAGCCTGTTGACGATCGACATGATCACCCGCGAGGCCCTGCGCATCGCACACGAAAAGTGCCAGTTCATCGGCACCGTAGACCGCCAGTACGACGATTCCTTCGCCAAGACCGGCGCCAAAATCGGCCAAACCCTCCGCGTTCGCAAGCCTAACCAGTACACCCGTACTCAAGGCTCCCGCGTCATGGACGTGCAAGAGCAGGCCGAACTGAACGGCAGCATCACCGTGGCGACCCAAGACCACGTTGACATGCGCTTTAACTCCGCTGAGCTGGCCCTGTCCCTGGACGACATGAGCAAGCGCTACATCGAGCCGGCCGTAGCTGTACTGGTGTCCGGTATCGAATCGGACTTCCTGGCGATGGCAACCAAAGCGACCTACAACGTCGCCGGCACCGCGGGCACCCCAATTACCACCCTGGCTGTTCCTGGCGCGGCCCGTGCCAAGCTGAACCAAGGCCTGGCGCCAAAAGACAACATGCGTGCGATCCAGATGGATTCCGTTACCATGGGCGGCCTGGTCAACGGCGCTGCTGCGTATTTCAACCCAGGCAAAGACCTGTCCGAGCAGTACCGCGAAGGCCTGATCGCTCGCACCTCGATGGCTGACTACTACGAGAACGAGCGCGTGTGGACCATGACCAACGGTTCCGACGTGACCGGCACCACCGATGCTGCTGCACTGGTGACCGATGGCGGCAATACCGTGGACATGCACACCACCGTCGCCACTTCGGCGCAGGTTGTCGGCCAGGTCTTCACCATCGCCGGCGTATATGCCTGCCACCCTGAAACCAAGCAGGCATACTCGTCGCTGCAACAGTTCACCATTACCGCCATCGGCGCAACCACCACGACTGTCAGCCCGACCATCTACCTGACCGGCGCTCGCAAGAACGTGGTTAGCTCGACTGGCGCCGAACTGGCTCCTTCGGACTTCAACTCGAAGACCCTGACCTTCGTCGGCGCGGCATCGACCTCCTACACCACCGGCCTGATGTACCACAAGGAAGCGTTCCAGTTCGTGACCGCTGACCTGCCGATCATGGACGACGCCGCCAAGTGCGTGCGCCGCCAGCAAGACGGCCTGAGCCTGCGCGTGTGGCAAGCATCCGATATCCGCAACGATGAGTTGCTGATGCGTATCGATATTTTGTACGGAATGGCCGCACTACGGCCAGAGTGGGCGTGCCGTCTGATCGGCTCGTAATTTGCCCGCGAAACCGTACATAAGCTAACCGAATAAAGGAAACCAATCATGGCATCCACTACCGCACAAAACTACGAGCAGGTCTCGTACCACGGCGCCGGCTCGCAGCATCGTGGTCACCACCGTGAAATCATCGGTGACGGCGTGGCAACGCGCACCCTGACCGCGAAAGAATCGGGCGCTCTGTGCCTGTTCGACCGCGCAGCTGGCGTTGTCTACACCCTGCCAGCGCCAGTCATTGGCATGCAGTTCGAATTCATGACGACCGTCACGATTACGAGCAACGCGGCCAAGGTCATCACCAACTCGGCCAGCGTATTTCTGCTGGGTGACGTGCAGATGATCATCGCTGGCTCGGCTACCACCCTGGCCGCTGCCGCCAACGGCACTACCCATGTGGCGATCAGCTCCAACGGCACTACCACCGGTGGCGTCATCGGTGACCGCTACCGCGTCACCGCGATCAGCTCCACCCAATGGGTGATCGATGGCTTCGTGTCGGGTTCCGGCTCGCTGGCCAGTCCATTCGCAACCAGCTAGACATTTTAGCAAGCCCCTGCGGTTCGCCGTGGGGGCGTTTTCAAGGAGTTAGATGATGATCCGCATGAAACACCCGCTGCATGGCTTTCACATGGCGCTGGGCATTGAAGTGCCAGAAATGAAGAAGCATGGCTGGACCGAAGATGTGCCGGAAGTAGCGCCCGAAGCCGAAAAGGCACCAGTGCCCGAAGCGGTTGACGCCGAGCATGACGCGCTGATTGCCCGCGCCGACGAACTGAACATCAAAGTGGACAAGCGCTGGTCTGATGCCCGCCTGACCGCTGAAATCGAGAAAGCCGAAGCCGCACAGGCTGGTAAAGAAACCGAGGAAGAATAACCATGTCCGTCACAGCACGCGCAACGATTCAGGGCGCTTTGAAGCTTATCGGCGTGCTCGACCCAGCAGAGACCATGACGCCGGAAGATTCCGACGATGGCCTGCTGATGCTCAATGACATGGTGGATTTGTTGAATATTGAGCGCCTGAACCTGTACGCCATCACCAACGTTACAGCGTCGTTTTCTGGCGTATCGGCCACGATTGGCCCTGGCATGACGTTCAACACGCCGCGCCCGATTCGCATCGAGTCTGCGTACTATCGCAAGGGTGATATCGATTACCAACTCGATCTTATCAATGATCAGGTGTACAACTCGATCAGCATGAAGGCGATTTCGACGGACTTTCCCGAGGTAATGCATTACGACCAGGCATCGCCGACGGGAAACCTGTACGTCTATCCCGTCCCGTCCATTTCGACTACCTACACCCTCCAAGTGCTGACGCAACTATCGGCGTTTGCGGATCTCGATACGGCCTACGACCTGCCACAAGGATATGCCAAGGCTTTTAAGTATGGGCTGGCTATCGAAATGGCGCCACTGTACAAAAAAGAGCCATCGCAAACCGTTCTGCGCGTCTACGCCAACACCATGCGTTCGCTCAAGCGGGCAAATGTTGATGTGCCAGTGCTAGACGTTGAACTGCCTGGTAATTCCGCCTTCGAATCCGGCTCAACAAGCCTCCTGCGCATCCTGAGTGGCACATGAGCCAGATTCCTATTGTCGGGCCTTCGTATAACCTGCGCGTTCGCAAGGCTGATGTGCAGCGCTCCATCGGCCTGTTCCCATCGATTGTCGAAAGCGGCACTGGCAAGGCGCCTGCCATCCTGCAATCGGTTCCTGGTCTGACCTTGTTCGCAGACACCGGAGCCGAGATTCGCGCCATGCGCACCCTCAAGGATGGCCGGCTGTTCGTGGTCAGCGGCAACGGCTTGAAAGAACTGGACGCGGCAGGAGCAATTACCCTTCGTGGGACGCTCAACACCAATACGGGGGCGGCTGATATTGCGCAGAATCTAGTCGAGGCAATCGTGGTAGACGGGGATTATGGCTACTTCATGAATCTCGCAAGCAATGCCTTCTCCCTGATCATTTCGCCAAATTTCCATGGAAGCGTGCGCGTATCGGTTCTCAACGGGCGCGCCATCTATGTGACACCTGACTCTCAGCAGTTTTACTTGTCCGGGGTCGATGACGCAAACACCATTGACGCGCTCGATTTCGCTTCTGCCGAATCCTCGCCGGATAACATTGTTACCCATATCGTTGATCATGGGCAGTTGTTCTTCTTCGGTGAAACGGGGATAGAAATCTGGGATGACGTCGGCGGGACCGATTTCCCATTGGCACGTAACGAGGGTGCCAAGATCGAAACAGGCGCCGCTGCTGCATTCAGCGTACAGAAGCTCGACAACACAGTTTATTGGCTAGGAACGGATGAAAGAGGAGGAGGGATCGTTTGGAAGCTTTCCGGGTTCACTCCTGTACGTATCAGTACTCAGGCCATCGAGGAAGCATTGCAATCGGTGACCGATGCCTCTGGCGCTGTGGCCTATACATATCAGCAGGACGGCCATTCGTTCTATTGCCTGAATGTTCCTGGCCTTAGCACGACGCTTTGCTATGACGTTGCCAGCAATTCCTGGCATGAGCGCGCAGAGCTGATTGCTGGTGAATATGCTCAGCATCGCGGGCGATTCCA